TCAGCACGGACGTTGCGGATACCATTGAATGGGTGATGCCGTCGCTGCTGAAGATATTCGCGTCAGGTGACCGTGTCGTCGCGTTCAACCCTCGCGGCCCGGAGGATGTAGAGGCGTCAGAGCAGGAAACGGATTACGTCAATTTCCTCGTGATGGAGAAGAACCCGGGTCTGGAAATCCTCTACACCTGGTTCAAGGACGCGCTTCTGTCGAAGGTTGGTTACGTCAAAGTGTGCTTTGAGGAGACCGAGGACACCGACGAGGAATACTACGAAGGGCTTGCGGATGACGAGTTCGCGCTACTGACGCAAGACCCGGAAGTGCAGCCGATTGAGTACGAGCAGGTAATGACCGAGTACGGCCCGGCTCACAACGTGCGACTCAAGCGGATATCCAAGTCGCGCAAACTCAAGATTTACCCGGTCCCGCCTGAAGAACTGCTGCTCTCGACAGCGCACCGGAACATCGGTTTGCAGGGCGCATCGTTCGTCCAGCATCGCACGCGCAAGACCATCAGCGAGATGCGCGCGCAGGGCTACGACATTGACGACGACGTGCGTGCGGATGAGGGCGACGAGATATCGCTTTCGGATGAGTCTATCGGCCGTGATTTGTACGACGAGTTCTCAGGCGACAACGACGGCGAGCGCGAGATGCGTCGAATTCTTGTACGCGAAACGTTCCTGCGCATCGACCGGGACGGAGACGGGATTGCAGAACTGCGCCGGGTGCTGACCGTCGGCGACCAGATTCTCGAAGACGAGATTTGCGACCTGATCCCGTTCGCTGCAATCACGCCAATCCTGATGCCGCACCGGCACATTGGCCGGTCGTATGCAGACCTGATCATGGATTTGCAGCTGATCAAATCCACGATAATGCGTCAGATACTCGACAACATGTATCTGGCGAACAACGGCCGCCATGCGGTCTCCGAGCGCGTCAATCTCGACGATTTGCTGGTGAGCCGACCGGGTGGAATCGTGCGGGTTCAGGGCGAGCCCGCCGGCGCAATCATGCCGCTGCAGCACCCGATCCTTGGCCCCGCCGCGTTCTCGATGGTTGAGTACATCGACACGATGCGGGAGAACCGCTCGGGCGTGACGAAGTACAACCAGGGTCTCGACAGCAACAGCCTGAACAAGACCGCTACGGGAATGACGCAGATCATGAACGCGTCGCAGCAGCGGATTGAACTCGTTGCGCGCCTGTTCGCTGAAACCGGTGTCAAGGATTTGTTCCTGATAGTGCATGCAATGTGCCGTAAGCACTCTCAGAAGGCCGAAGTGATGCGCCTGCGTAACTCGTGGGTGCCGATTGATCCGAGGCAGTGGAAGCGCCGCACGGACCTGCAAATCAGCGTTGGCCTTGGCACTGGCAACAAAGACCAGATGCTGCAGCACCTGATGCTCATCCTGCAGTCGCAGCGCGAGGCGATCCAGATCGGCATTGCCAGCCCGAAGAACATCTACAACGCGTTGGTCAAGCTCACGCAGAACGCCGGGTTTAAGAACCCAGACGAGTTCTGGACTGACCCAGAGCAGGCGCCGCCGCAGCCGCCTCAGCCTGACCCGAACGTGCAGAAAGCCGAGATCGAGGCGCAGGACGCCGAGAAGCAGCGGCAAGCGGATATCGCGGTGAAGCAGATGGAGCTTCAGATGGACAAGTACCGCGCCGATCTTGACGCGCAGACGAAGCTATCCATTGCCCAGCTTGATCGCGCCGCAAAGGCTGAAATCGAGATGTTCAAGGCCCGCGTGAATGCCGAGGTGAAGAAGGAAATGGCGGAGGGCCGCGCGGAGCAAATGGAAGCAACGCAGCCGGGGATGGTTGATGACTGACGAATACGAACTGAACCGCCGCGAGGTTCGCGCGCGCCGAGCAGCAGAGGTGCTTGAGCATCCGCTGTATCAGGAGGCGTGGGACACGCTGGAGAAAAGCATCTACGACAAGTGGGCGGACAGCCCTATTGCAGACCACGAAGGGCAGCATGAGCTTCGCCTGATGCTGCACATCATGAAATCACTGCGCGCGCACTTCGACGCCGTCATTACGGACGGAAAACTTGCGGCGCACGAGAAGCAGACGCTGAAGCAGCGCGTCGCGAACATGTTCCATCGCTAACGCATCCCCTCGTTAGCTCCCCTTGGCCCGCCCTGTGCGGGCTTTTTTATTTCTACCTGAAGGAAGCACATGAGCGACCAAGCCCCCGAGGCAGTCAATCAGCCGGAAGTGTCCGTCGAAGATCGGATCGCGGAGAAGTTGTTTGGACCTGAAGAGGCAACCGAGCCGCCGCAAGAGGATGTAGAGGACGAACCGGAGGCAACCGACGAAGAAGCCGAGGAACCCGAAACCGAAGAGGAATCGGAGGACGAAGCAGAGCCTGAAGAGGCCGAAGAGTTCGAGGAAATCGAATGGAACGGCCAGCAGAAGAAGCTCACGAAAGCCGAGATCAAAGAACTCGCGCAGAAGGGCTTTGACTACACGCAGAAGACGCAGGAAGTCGCTGAGCAGCGGCGTGCGTTGGAAGTGCAGCAGCAGGCATTCGTCGCGCAAGCAACCTTGCAGGCGCAAGTCATGGAGCAGTTCGGCCAAGCCAAGGCGCTGGAGGCCCAACTGTCCCAATACAAGGCCATCGACTGGGACGGCCTGATGGCGCAAGACCCTGTGCAGGCGATGCGGCTTGATCGGCAATACCGAGAGCTGCAATCGCAGTACCAAGGCGTCTTGCAGGGGATGAACACGTCGTGGAGTCAAGCAGAAAGCATTCGGGATGAGCAGCGGCAGACGGCCCTCAGAGAGGCAAGCCAGAAGCTTCTGGACATTCTCCCGGAATGGCGCAACCCCGATGTGGCGAGCAAGGAAAAAGCCGAGGTTATGCAGTTCCTCGCCAAGGCCGGTTACAGCCCCGACGAGATCGGGATGGCGACCGACCCTAGAGCAATCGCAATCGCACGCAAGGCGGCGAAATACGACGCGCTCATGGCGAAGAAGGGGCAGGACAAGCGGGTGCAGAACCTGCCGAAGCCTGTGAAACCCGGCGCAGCAGTCACCAAGGCGGACAAGCAGGCGCAGAGCGACCACGACTACAAGCGTGCGATCCGCTCCGCCAAGTCTCCCGCCGAGAAACAGGCGCTCATCCAACAGCGCCTTGAATCCAAATTCCGATAGGAGCAAGACATGGCACAAGCAGCCGGAACGACCGATACCTTCCGTATCGGCAGCGCGGGCGGTAACCGCGAAGACCTCGAAGATGTGATCTGGGACCTGTTCGCAGAGGACACCTGGGCACTGACCAACCTCGAAAAGACCAAAGCAAACGCCACTTATCACGAGTGGCTGCTGGACTCGCTGGCCTCGCCGACCACGAACCGCATGATCGAAGGCGACGAGTTCAGCTACTCGACCGTTGCCGCGCCGACTCGTGTGGGCAACTACGTCCAGACGATGAGCAAGCAGTTCAAAATCTCGCGTCTGCAGGACAGCGTGTCGAAGGCTGGCCGCCAGAAGGAAACGGCGCGCCAGGCGATGAAGAAGATGCGCGAGCTGAAGAACGAAATGGAATACGCCCTCGTGCGTAACCAAGCCTCGTCGGCTGGTGGCTCGGCAACTGCGCGTTCGATGGCCTCGATTGAATCGTGGATCGCGACCAACGAGATTCTGGCGACCACGACCGCTTCCTCGACGACTCCGGGCTTCTCGTCCGGCACTGTGGCCGCGCCGACCGATGGTTCGACGACCGGCGCCTTCACCGAGTCGGCCTTCACCTCGGCGCTCGCTGCCGCGTGGGCTGCTGGTGGTGACCCGAACACCATCCTGGTGGGTTCCGCTCGCAAGGCGAACATCGATGCCTTCACGGGTATCGCAACCCGTCAAGTGGATGTCGGTCGCACCTCGGCTGCGTCGGTCATCAACTCGGTGGATATCTACGTGTCGAGCTACGGCCGCCACAAGATCATCCTGCACCGCCACGTGCGTTCGAACGTCGTGCTGTGCCTTGACCCGTCGTTCTGGGCCATCGCCTTCATCGACCGTCCGTTCATGGAGACCCCGGCGAAGACCGGCGACGCGAATAACCGCGTCATCCTGACCGACCTGACCCTGGTTTCCCGCAACGAAGCGGCGAATGCCAAGGTCGTGGCCTGCGTGTGATGTAACCGGACCGGGGGTGGAAACATCCCCGGTTTTTTCATGGCTGAACTCTTCGACTACGACCCCGACACAGGCCTGACCCGTCACTGGGATTACGACGAGCAGAGCGGGATCGCAACGATTCATACGACGCAGGACGTGTCCGAAATCCTGAAGCGCAACGCATTCATGCGCAACACAGGATCGGCCGATGCGAGCCTCAAGAAGGACGACTACTTCTGCAAGTACGCATCCATTCCAATGGTGGTTGTGATGGAACTGCGGAAGAAGGGGATTGACGTGTTCAACGAGGACCACGGCAAGGCCCTGATGCGGGAGATCAACACGAATTACCCGTATCTCAAGACTACGGAACTCACGCATGACCGTTGATCTGCGGGAGGCGCAAAGGCTGGCTGAGGCTGGCGAGCTTGACCAAGCGTGGCAGATCACCGACCAAGCACTGAAGAACAACCCGGACGACGTTCTAGCCCTTGTTCTGGCGACGTTCATCCTTGAGCGCAGCAAGCGCACGACGACCGCGTATCAGTTCGCGCGACGTGTGACTGAACTCAAGCCCAACCAGTCCGCCGCATGGACGAACTTCGGGCGCTGTGCTGATGAACTGTGGCGTTACGAAGAAGCGGAAAGGGCCTTCCGCAAGGCGATCAAGTACGCCGAAAGCCCGAGGGTTGAAGCGCTGAACCTGCTGAACCTTGCGGCGCTGTATATCAACTACGGCGAGTTTTCCAAGGCAGAGCCGGTCTGCCGCGAGGCGCTGAAGAAAGACCCGGACAGCAAGAAGGCGAAAGCGAATCTTGGTTTCTGTCTGCTGGCCCGTCGTCAGTGGGCTGACGGATGGAAGATGTACGCGGAATGCCTCGGCAGCGTGCAACGCCGGAAGATGCAGTACGGCGATGAACCAGAATGGCGGGGAGAAGAGGGCAAGGCTGTCGTCATCTATGGCGAGCAGGGCCTAGGCGACGAACTGAGCTTCGCAAGCATGATCCCCGACGCCTGCAAGCGCGCAAATATCATCGTCGATTGCGACCCGCGCCTGCAGAACCTGTTCAGGCGGTCGTTCCCGCGGGCAAAGGTGTATGGCACGCGCGGGCAGGTGGCTGAATGGGAAGACTCGTTTGACGCCTCGTGCGCAATGGGCAGCCTTGGCGGTCTGTTCAGGACGAAGGACGAGGACTTTACGGGCGCTCCGTACCTCGTTGCTGATCCTGACCGCGTGACGATGTGGAAGGCGCTGTGGGCGACCAAGAAAAAGCCCGTTATCGGCGTCGCATGGTCTGGCGGCCTCTGGCACACCGGGGCGAAGGCTCGAAAGATGAGCCTCGACGACTTCCTGCCGCTGTTTGAGTCCATCGACGCGCACTTTGTGTGCCTGCAGTACGCGGATTCACAGGCGGAAATTGACGAGTTTCTGACACGTCATCCGCATATCGACCTGAAGCAGTACCCGTTCGCAACGCTCACCAAGGATTACGACGACACAGCGGCCCTCGTGGCATCGCTGGATGCCGTCGTGTCCATGCAGACCGCTGTCGTGCATCTGGCGGGCGCCTTGGGCGTGAAAACGCACGTCATCGTGCCGCAAGGGCAGTGGCGATACGGCGAGAAGTACGAAGACATACCTTGG